AATGGATTCATAGATGGGCTCAAGTACCGAAATGCCCCAGTAAGATTGCGCCTCCACTTCAGGCGTGGGGACAGTGGGCCCTAGGAAGCGTAGCAAGCGACTGCTGTGAACTTTGAATGAATCACCACCGGTAACGCGCACTTCGTACATCTCTGGCTTGTTGAAGTCCAATGGGCGGCTGATGTCAGTACACACATCGCCAAGTGGCGAGATGCCGGCCCATCGATCGAATGGAATGACACCTTGAAAGGCCCCTATTTCTATTGACTCAAGATCAAGCGGCTGGTCGAGCTCGTTCTCCTGGCCTTTGATGGCCATGAGTGCGCCAGCGCCGCCAAACAGGCGCGCCCATGTAAGTGCAGTGAGAATGTTGTTCTTGGTGTTGGTCTTGCGCAGCACACGGTCGATCTTGGTAATTTCTTTTGGCTCGATGTCGCTTGTGAGTCGCGGCCAAGCTTTGACCATGTCCTGTGCTGGAACCTCGCAGATACGACGACTGATCCAGTGATTGCGAAACAAGACAATCAACATCCAGTAGTCAAACGATATGCGTACTAGATCATAAGTGCCGCTTTGCCCTAGCGATGGGGTTCCAAACCCCATTCTTGCCGGGCCATTAGTGAACATGTCAGAAGCCTGTGCTGTAGTGGCTCCATGTACGCCAAGCATCTGTTCAAAAGGATTGGCCTGCTTACGCTTGCCGTAATTCTTAGCCACTTGCCAACTTCCTTTCCAATGCCCGTCGTTTGTTAGAAGCGGCTACTGCTGTGCTGATGGTACTGTGCGCAGCTCTGTATTCTTCATTTTGCCAAAGAGACTTTGTCTTCGCTGAACGTGCAGCACGTGACTCTTCACTGTGTGGCTTGCCTTTTCGACCACGTTGCGCAGTACTAGCTTTTACATGCTCTTCAGGACGCGCCCAACGTTTAGCTGCGCTTATGCGCATGTTCTGCTTCGCTACTTCGCTTTTAGGCGTGTGATTGCCGCGATTACCAGCCCCGACACGAAAGCGTAAAGTAGGCTCATCTACATAACGTTGTCTGTGTGTAACAGACATAGTTGCGCGTGTAGCTTCACTGGCCTTCTTACCAAGTTTAGCGGCACTAATTTTTCTACAAGTACGCTTTGAAAGTGTCTTTCCAGTCTGTGCTAAGGTAGCGGCTTCACGATATGCGGGGTCTAGCCAGTTGGCTTTCTTTCGTTCTGATTGCTTAGCCCGTTCTTCTGGGTCTTCCCATCGACGTTTCGCAGCTTTTTTATGCTTAGCAATTACTCGCCTAGACTTCGACTCTACACCACCGCCACGTGTTAGATTGTATCCGTGTCCACCATCTACAAACGAGTTGTGTTTATCGATGTATTGCGTTTCTTTGTCGTTAAGCAGTGCTATACAGCCAACCCAGATAATTTTCTTTTCAAAATTTTCCCAACCATCACGAGCTATGGCGCGATGCACATACGTCTTTGCACCCGATTTGCTGCCTCTACGATGTGCGTTCCATCGGTGCTCTGCTTTCTTTGCTTTTGTTTGGCCGACATACTTCTTACCATCAATCATGTTAGTAAACAGGTAAATAAACCCAACGTGTTCTTTCATAGCCAACTCCGTATCACACTCACATTGAAACCATTAAGAGGAAACATGGCGGAGTGATTTCCACGCTTGTCGGACCGTCGTCCTATCCTCTTAATTTCTTGAATACCTACAAAGGCAGCATAGATTGACTATCACCAGTGTTGCTGTCCATCCACCATGTAGGATTGTCTTTGTCCTGCCGTTCTTGCGCGCCCAGCCATGCAGCCAGTTCAGTATCGTAGAACGAACAGTGGTGTGAAATAACATGCACATACTGATCATCAAGTTGGTTGATATTTCCACTTGCTATCACGAATGTGTCACGAATTCTGAATGGGTATGCACTTGGCCAAGCTTTCACTTGCTGCTCACGCGCTTCGCGACCAAGTTTGTTTCGCACTTCGAATGGGTCGCAAACATGCGGATGCCATTCGGTGTTCGGGTAGATCGGTCCGGACGGGTAGGTGAACGCCGTACTGCCCCATTCAGGTCCCATCTTTGCGATGAGAATTCCGCAGTTCTCACAGGAGTGAGGACCGTAATAGATGATGCGCGAATTGCGAAACGTCAATGGTGCCATTTGTATTCTCCTTACGTATGTATTTGTCGCGCTGATTTCAGGTGCCGCAAGCCGCGCACTTAGCTTGCAGCGGGTGGTGCCGACGGAAAAATCTGTATAACACTGTCGCTGCCTTCAAGTCTGACTAAGCCCATGACCGAACCGCTACGATAGAACGACACGAATTCTCGGTCCTGTCTGAAAAGGTCGGCTTCAATTACAATGCTCTGCCCTGCTAGCGTGACCATGAATCTGTTCACTTACAGCCTCCCAGTCAAAAGAAGAATGATCAAAATAAGCAGCAGTAAACTGCCACCGCCGAAACCGCCGTAGTACCCGTAACCAGGTCCTACTCGCCACCCACCGAAAAAGAACAGAAGAATGAAGATGATAAGTACGAGTCCCATTTAGACCTCCACATCATTGGGCTGGTGAAGGTCGCTGTCCAGCAACCAAACAACCCTGCTCTCATCGTATGGAACGGCCATGATATTCCCATCACAGCCGCGCACGAACGCCCATAGAAGGCGCTTGTTGGTGCTGAGAATGGCGTCCAGCGTGTCCTGATCTATCTCCATACCACGATAAATCAGGACATCATGCTTCTGGACATCCACTCGCCGTCGTTCAGGTTGTATTCCCGCGCTACCTTTACGACGAATGTTCAACATAGTTCTTTTCTTCCTTTTACTGCTGTACGTAGGTCAGAACACCTTGGATGCCGCCTGTGCCGGTCGACACAAGACACAGAGCATTACTGGCAATCGTCTTTGTGAACGTAGAGTTGCCATTGCCGGCTTCCCAGAGCGTACCAGTAGCAGGCGCGTAAGTGCCTGTAAGCACTGTGGTGCCTGTACCGCATGCAGAGCCAGTGCCGTATTCCAGCTGTGCCGTGGTTGTAGCACCGAACGATGCGTCGAATCCGCACACATGCACGATCTTATTCGCGGCCAGTGCAACGAGTTGAGTCGTAGTCGCCGTGGTGATTGCCACGGGCACCGAGGACTTGGGGGAGATGGAACAGATGTCCAGGCTAGGCGGTGTGATAGGGCTTAAGCTTGCGGTCAGTGTGCCAGCTGTCGGGTAGGTAGTGCACGTGAACTTTGCCACGTAGTTATCGCCAAGCGTCGGCGTGGGCGTGACAGCGAACGTCTGCACACTGGAAGCGGGGGTGACACTCACTGAGAAAGCCGCTGTGGAGCTGGTCACAGGCGCATTGTTGCCTTGATAGGTAAGGGCTACGGTACAGCCACTGGGGCTGCCAGTGATGCCGGTGCCGGTAAGCGTGAGTAAGCCTTCACCGCTGAAGGTGGGCAGCTTCACAGGGCCGGTGGTGAACGTGGCCGTGGCTGGCGTGCCTGTGAACAGGCTTACACCGGAGTAGGCGACATTGGTCTGTGCCTGAACGAGCGGCAACGCGAAAAGCGCTGCCACGAGGATGCTGATAATCCGCTTCATTGATTCTCCTTATGGTTAGGCCGCGATGCGCTCTTCGAGCCCAACGGCAATCTTCTTGAAGTCCTGTTTCGTCATGGTCTTGATGCTACCATTCCAATAGATTCTCGCGGGGAAGCTTACGTCGTCCAGGGTGAGGATGGGTATCACAAGGCACCTACAATTGAAGATTTGGCCGGGTGCATAAGCCCCATAGCTCTTTTCGCCTACCAGCTTTTCGGGAGATGGGAGTTGCCCCCATGCACAAATCACGCCGTTAAGGTTCTTGTGTGACTCGCGGGTTCGCTGGTCATGAGCCGTTTCCCATTGAAACCACTGGATGTTGAGCCGCTCGCACCTGGCCTCAGTTAGCGCCGTGCTGGCCTTGGCGGTCTCAGTCCTGGAGATGAGGTTAGTTCGACTGCGAAGCAACTCAGGAAACCGTTTGCCGGCCATCTTGGCGACCGTCTTCGGTCTAGCACCCGACTGCTGCGCCTTGGTGATTTCATCGACCAGTGTTTGTGCCGACTCCAATGGTAGCGAAGAGATGAGGCTAGCGTTCTCGCGTATCAGGCTTTGGACACGCGCACCAGTCGGCCCAGCCATCTCCGTCTGTAGGTACTGGTAGAGTTGCTTTGAGTGCGTGGTACGGCTAGCAGCTTCGCGCCACGTACGGTAGTTTGTCTTCGAGACTTGGAAGACCATGCGCTTGGCCAGTGTCTCGCTGGCCTCCTGGACATCGCGCTCTTGTGAGCGGCGAGCGATGGCGGTGAGCCATTCTGAGAATGTCTGCTCTGGCTGCTTCTTGACTACGACCCTGCCGGTGATCTGGCGTATGCCGCGCTCGTAGGCTTTCTGCAGGCGCTGTGATGGGCCGAACTCGGGCGGGTTCTTGGTGGGCATAGACTAAAACTTTGTGCGGTTAACAACTTTGACATACTCTGCCGTGGCTTTTCTCACATCTGCTTTGGCCTGCGCTACCTTGTCCATGGCATTGTCCACGCTGTCACAAGCCTTTTGTACTGTGTCGATGGCGGCATCCAGTTCTTTGCTGCGCCCTTTATTTGTCTTAATGCCGCTCATATAGGAATCTGCAAAGCTGGCCATATCAGTATGATCTCCTTAGTGCTTTATAACCATGGATCTTGCGCTACACCGGCTTGACGTCTTTCGCCCTTGCTTCTGCCTCCACCGCGGCCTTCATCCGTGCCTCGGCGTCCTTGAGATGCCTGGCATAGTTGTCCGCGTCGCCCTCGAATGCCTTAGCGAGCTCCTCGTTACCTTTGGCACGGGCCTTTTTAGCACCCTGTACCGAGACCCGCACCTGTTCCTTGAGGCGGGTCACTAGGCCCCTCAGGTCACTCAGTGAAGCTGCCGAGTCCTTCGCCCCAACCGCATCTTCACGAGCCTCGAGTTTTTCAGTCGCACTGTCCAATGCGTCCAACTCAGCTTTGACTTTTTTCCATTGTGCGGCATCAGTGCGTTTGTCTATCTTTTGCAGCTCTGCGTGCTTTCTGGACGCTAGCGCATGCGCCTTTCCTAGCAGTACGCGCAGGCCTTGTTTGGTGTCGGAGTCCTTTGCTTTGCCGAAGCCCTTGTACTTGGTGTGCACAGCGTCGTTTTTCTTTTTGTTACAGTCTGCACAAGAGCCATCATCCGCATCATCATCGTAGACATACAAGTGTGGTATTTTGTCCAAAGCACAG